TCCTACTCCATCTCCAATGCCACCATCAGTTCCATCAATGTCACCACCAATGGCACCTCCAATGCCACCAGCGATGACTGATGGACCTACGCCACCATCACTTCCTAAAGGAAAAATGAAAATTGAAGATTGATACAAAATTGAGTGAGGTCTTTGACATTGAAGTTAATGATGCTCCAAAAACTTCACTTGTGAAACAAGATGAACCAACTCCTGGTAATGTAGATTCTGACTTCGAAGGTGCAAGAAAGAATCTACATATACTATTAATGCAGGGAGAGGATGCACTTATGGGTGCTCTTGAGGTTGCTAAGCAATCTGAGCACCCTCGTGCATTTGAAGTTGTTGGTAATTTGATTAAACAATTAGCAGATGTAAACCAACAGCTGATGGATTTACACAAACAAAAGAAACAGCTTGAAGAACCAAGTGCTTCAAGCAAAAAGGGTGTTACAAACAACAACGCCATTTTTGTTGGAAGCACAACTGAATTGAATAAGTTGATTAAAAATATGTCTAAAGGAGAATAAAATTATGTCTTTACCAATGTATAAGTATCCAACATATACGCTTGAGATGCCTGTTACTAAAAAGAAAATTAAGTACAGACCATTTCTTGTAAGAGATGAAAAGAATTTATTGCTGGCGCAGCAAAGTGAAGAAGAGATCAATATGCTTGATACCCTGAAAGGTGTTATCACAAATTGTATTTTAGATAAGAATGTAAATATTGATGAACTACCAATTTTTGATATTGAGTATATCTTTTCACAATTAAGAGTTAAGTCTGTTGGTGAGAATGTAGAACTAATTTTTACATGCCAAAACACAGAATGCAAAGAGAAAACAAAACTGTCTTTTAAGATTGATCCAAAACTTGTTATCCCAGAAGGGCATACTAATAAGTTAGAGTTGTTTGATGATGTTGGTGTAGTAATGAAGTACGCAAATACATCAATGTTAAAAGACATTCAACAACTGGACTTATCAGATCCAGATGCAATTGTTAGTTTAATCGCAAAGTCTATTGACTATATCTATGATGCTGAATCTGTGCACCATGCCAAGGATGAAAAGTTTGAAGATCTAGTTAAGTTTGTTGAATCGCTACCAAGAAACGCAACAGAAAAGATTAAAAAATTCTTTGAGACAACTCCAAAGCTACAACAAAAAGTAGAGTTTAAATGTCCAAAGTGTGAGCATGCTAATTCATACGATGTAGAAGGAATCGAAAGTTTTTTTTAATTTGCCTTAGTCATGAAAACTTGATAAACTATTATCAAATTAACTTCGGAATGATGCAGTATCATAAGTACTCGCTTGAGGAACTAGAGGAAATGATACCTTTTGAGAGGGAAATATATGTTACGATGTTAATGAATCACTTAGAAGAAGAACGAGAACGAATAAAAGAAAGAAATAGGAAATGATTTCATCTATCTTAAACAGAACTGAACCAACAGCAATGCCAAGCACCCAGTTTAAACAACTGGTTGGTGACTTGTCCAATGCCATCAAAACTTCTTACGAGAAGAATGCGGTATCGTTCACTGGTGGAAAAATGGGCGCAGGTATAGGTGGTGCATCTTTTCTAGATGAGCTCGGTTTAAGTGGATTAGCAAAATCATATAAAGAAAAAGCAGAAGCCAAGGAAACAAAAAGACAAGCCAAAGCAGATTTCGTTGGCAATTTTCAAAAGTATTCTGACGCAGGACAGACATTAAGTGCTGATACATCAAGACAAGTTGCTGAAAGTTTATTTGAAGAGATTGATGCAAAGTTACAAGAATTAAAGAAACTTGAAGAAGAAGCCCAAACAAGAAAAGATGCTGGCTTTGGTACTGATCCAAAAAATCAGGAACAGCAAGATAAACTAATCGAAGAGATTAGAAAGTTACAGCCAAATTCTCCTGAACAAAAAGAAGCCAACAAAGATACACCTGATAAAGCAATTGGTGCTGTTCAAGATGAAGAAAGAAAAATTGAAGCAGCTGAAACATTACAGAAACAATATGAAGTAGATGTAAAAACATCAGATGATATAACCGATCTTTATGTAGCATCAGATGACTATTTTAAGAAGATGATTGAAAGAACAGATAAGATGGTTGAGTCTTTGAAAGTTCTTGAAGAAAAAGAATTCGGTGGTGGTGGCGGTGGTCTTGGTGATATTGCTTCTAGTGCTGCAGATTTGCTTGGTAGTAGAGGTGGTAAGGCAGGAACAGCTGGTAAAGCAGCAGGCAAAATAGGAACAGTAGGTAAAGGACTTGGTATGCTTGGTAAAGTAGCAGGTCCAGCTGCTGGTATACTTGCTGTTGGCACTGCTGCGTATGAAGGATATAGTGAGTATCAAGATGCAGCAGATAAAGTAAAGTCTGGTGAGTTGACCCAGAAAGAAGGACAAGTAGAAAAGACTAAAGCTGTTACTGGTGCTGTCGGTGGCGCAGCTGGTGGCGCAGGTGGTGCTTGGGGTGGTGGTCTAGCAGGTGCTGCGATCGGAACTATGATTCTACCTGGAGTTGGCACTGTTGTTGGTGGAGCAATTGGTGCAGGTATCGGTGGTCTTGCTGGATATTTTGGTGGTAAAGCAGCAGGAAAAGCAGTTGGTGAAGCAGGTGCTAAAGGATATCAAAGTTTATCGAGCGAAGAAACTCCACCTGCAGCAAAAGATGATCCGAATGCAAAACGTGCAAGAGATTGGGCTTGGTCTATCATGACTGAACAGGCTGGTGATAAAAAACCAGATGCTGCGATTAAAGATCAAGTCGAGAGCATCATAAAGAATGATACTGAACTTAAGAAACAAGCTGATAAATTCTTAGCTGAAAAAAGAGGAATGCAATCTGTACAACCAGCAGCACCTTCTTTATCTGGCACAGAAATGAAGTCAGCAAATGTTCAATTAGAAAATACTAGAGATGCTGCATCAGCTGCTAATAGTGCAACAACAAACATAGTTAATGCGCCAGTAACAAATGTAAGCAACACAAACAATAATGGTGATGGTAAAAAACCAGCAGCAACTAAAAACGAAGATTCAACTTTTAACAGATATATGGATAGAAGATATTATCCATCGCCTGCAAGATAAGATAATGGAGATATTATGATTTCACAATTACAATATAGGACTAATTTTTTTACAGATGATGAGTGTAAAGCATTTATTGAATATTACAAAGATAATGAATCAAGATCATACCGTGGGGCATATCGCTATCCACCCTTCGCAGAAATAAATCTACATAAAAAACTTACTAGAGTTGTGAATGTAACAGAACAATTAGAATTCAAACATCTTGAAGAGCCTCTAGACAGAGTAAGAGATCTTGTTAAATCTGTAAATGAAACTGATTGGAAATTTGATGTTGATTGGGAATCTAGTAAAGAACGTGAAAAGTCAGCCAAGATTATAAAGTACGAAGGTGATGAAAAGGGATTCTGGGCAAGACACCAAAATGTAAATTGGCTTTCCAATGACAAACAATTTAAAATTGTTGCTTCACTTCTGCTATCAGATACTACTGATTATGAGGGTGGCGATACTATCTATTACTTTGGTGAGGCAAGAGATAAACCTACACCAAAAGAAAATAGAACTAGAGGAACATTATGCATCTATCCAGCATTTCGTGTTTCTCAAACATATCCAGTATTATCTGGAAACAAATATGTGTTAGAGTTTCTATTTGAAGGTCCATGCTGGAAATAAAAAAGGGGAGCCGAAGCTCCCCATAAGTTGCTAAAAGTAAAAATTACTCTTTAGCAAGTTTTTGGAAGTATGACAAATCGTCATCTTCATCATCGGCTGTACTAGCCATTACTCTTGGAGCAGGTGCTGGTTTAGAAGCCATCTTTGGTGCCGAAGCAACTGGCATGTCTTCTTCTTCAGCAATAGCAGCAGCTGATTTAACAGGTGCGCTTTCGCCACTCAATACCATCTCAAGTTTCTTCTTCAACTCATCATAAGACTTAAAGTTCTTACGATCGAGAAACTCTGACAACTTATATTGCTTAGAAACAATAGCAAGTTTTTCCTCATCAGTTGGAGCAATTTCAGTTTGCTCATTAAACTGAGACTGGTCATAGTTAGAGTAACCATCTACCTTACGCATACGCAATTTAAAGTCTGCGCCTTCCCACAAATCAAATACGAGAACTGGCTTCTCATCTTCAAATGTAGGATTTGCTTTGTCCATAATCTTGTCAAAGATTTTCTTACCAAACTTGAACAACTTAACAGTGCCATTGTTCTCTGGTTTAGCAGGATCGTTAACAATATAGATGTTAGCAATGTAAGTCAACTTACGTTTTTGCTTGCGAGCGATTTCTTTGTTTGCTTCAGAACCTGAATTCCACAGGCGAGAATTCAATTCACCAACAGGATCGTTCTCACCGAGAGTCGTTAGACTATTCTCGATGTACCATTTACCAGTTGGACCTTGGAAGCTGTGGTTAAAAACTCGAGCCCATGGGAACTCGTCGCCTTCAACACGTGGGAGGAAACGAATAGTAGCTGTAGCATTACCTGCTTTATCGGCAGACAATTTCCAGAAACGATCGTCTTCATAAGATTTGCCACCACCCTCGTTGGGCTTAGCAATTTTGTCAAATTCGCCAAGGATCTTTGAGAAGTCTTGGTTGCGAGATTTGCGAAGTGTATTGATATCCATATATTTTCCTTTGTCGTATAAAAGTGTATTTAAGTTTGTCGTATGTCACGTTACTCATGATATACATTTATTTAGTCAGTCAAACATTCCTAGACCTGCTAAATTAGTTTTATTATACTCTGGTTCCTCTTTATTGTCAAGTTCTTTTTCCGAATCTTTCTTGTGATCCCAGAAAGGAATTTGAACAATTGGAGTATCGAGATATCCAGTCAACAGATATTCGAAAGAGTCAATAGTATCTTCATCAAAATAAACTTGATGGAAGAACAGTGGATCAAATACAATGGCTGTGTTGTATTCGAAGTGTTCGTGAGCGTAAGGTTTCCAATCATCATTGCCTTCGAAGTTTACCCATGGGCTGGTTACTGCATCTGGTTTCCCAGAGAACGAAGGGAATAGACGTTTGAAAGTTTCATCGTCGCAGTCTTTTACTTGTTCATTATATCTTACATGTTCTACACCATTCACAACTGCTTTATGAAACCCAAGACCCATCTTAGAATCTTTCTTCAAACAAAGAGCACCACAAATTGGATATGGTTCAAACCTTGGAAGATTGTTTTCATTTTTAAGAACCATGTCTTTATGGTATAAATTGCCTGTATAATACCATGATGATAATTTGGTATCTACCTCAGTAAACTCTTTAAAGAATTGACCATATAGTTTTGTGATTGATGGTATCTCTAGAGAACTAATCATTTGTCTAAATCCAGGTGTCAGTACCTCCACATCACCACCATAGGCATTATGCTTTTGCATCAACTCAATAAAGTCCTCTGGATTCTGTAGAACATTTTTAATTACAAAATATCTTAATCCAGTTTCCTTATCGAAAACAGTTTCTATTTCGATCTTCTTATTGATCTGAATAGCATTGAAGTGTTTACTTCTTTCGATTGTGTTGAACTTGCTGATCTTCTTCATACTCATCCTCGTATTCTATAATGTCGTCATCTTCGTAAAGCACGTCAATGACTCTATGGTTTTTATTACTCTTTCTTTCGATCTCAGCACTCCAACGCTTTTTGGGTTTGTTGTCTTTGCGCTCGTCAAAAATCTTTTCTTTTCTGTAGGTGTGACCCATTTTAATACTCTTCAATAAACTCAACAAACAGTGGCATCACCTTTGCTTCATCAAACTTTACGAATGGTTTTGCTTTTATGATGCGACGTACCTCATCCTCAAACAGATGACCCATGTTACTTTTCCAAACTGTTAGAAAAGGATTTAATCTATCTACGATTATAATGGTTTCAAGTGTAATGTGTTTTCCCAAATATAATTGGAACAACTCTGGGATTCTTGGGAATTTAGAACACAAGTCTGGTATCAACTTTATGTTATTAGATTCAAAGTGTAGTTTAATTTTACTCAAGTCGTTTTTAAAGATCTGAGTAATTGATTGTTTTCT